GCGCTGTGGTTCGAAAACGGAACGGCGGCGCGGCACACGAAGCAGGGCTGGGACCGGGGCGCGATGCCGCCGGCCCATATTTTCGGGCCGGCGCTGGCCCGCGCCCGCTCGAGGTTTTACGGCGACGTGGCGCAGCTGCTGCAGGCCCACGGGATGGACGTCCGATGATCGATCCGTCGGAAACCGACGCCGCGCTGGTGGCCTTGCTGCAAGGTGATGCGCCGCTGAAGGTGCTGTTACCCGGCGGCATCTGGTGGGACATTGCGCCGCAGAACGAGACCGCCTTCGGCATCGTGTCGTTGATTCCGCCGGAACGGGCCATCGAAGTCTTCGGCGGGCGCGTCGGCGAAGACACGCTGTATCTGGTGAAGGCCGTCGTCCGCCGGCATGGACCGAACGACGACGCGAACGTCGCCGCCGCCGCTGCCCGCATCGATGCGTTGCTCGACGAAGGCACGATGGCGTTGACGAGCGGGGCCGTCGTCGTCGCCATGTATCGCGACGAGACCGACGGCCGCATCCACTACACGGAGGTGGACGACTTCGACCGCTCGATCCGTTGGCAGCATCGGGGGGGACGGTACCGCGTTCAGGTTTCACACGATCCGGTCGGCCTGACGCCGCCGGCAACACAGGAGCAGCGACCATGATTAAGACCGGACGCTATGGCGTCGTGAAGTGGGACCCGGCCGGGGTCACGCCCGTTGAGGTGATTTCCCTCAACGCGTGGAAGTTGTCGATGAAGACGAACTACGAGGACGTGACGTGCTTCAACGACTCGAACAAGGTCTATGTGCCGGGCATGCCGGACCTGTCGGGGTCGCTGGGCGGGTTCTTCAATTCGGCCTCGCTCGTCATCATCGCCGCCGCGATGGATACGCACATTCCGGGCATGCTGGCGCTGATGCCCGACCGCAACGACGTCGGGATTCAGTTCCAAGGCCTCGCGTACCTCGATGCAGACGTCGACGCGTCGCTCGGGGCACCGAAGCTGGCGTCGACCTTCAAAGCGGCCGGCCCGTGGACGGTGCCGGGCACCGTCGTCGCAACCGGGGCCGGCCCGGGAACCGGCAACGGCAGTTACACGCCAAGCGGGGCGATTGCGCCCGCGAACTTCGCGGCGCTGACCGGCGTCACGGCGACGCCCGCGACGGCCTGGACGGTCGGCCAGTTCGTGAAGCTGCGCGACGCAACGCTGGCGCACTGGACCGGCACGGCATGGGCCGTCGGTGCCGCCTGAGACGTCGTCGACGTTCGCGTTCCGGGTCCGGGGGGTACGCGGCGCGATTGTGTGGGGCTTCCACACCGCTGCGGCCCTCGGTCCGTGGCGCGTATCGCGCGAACGGATGGTCGGGTCGCCAGTGGATACCGGCTGGCAGCTGACGGCGACCATCGTCCGCGCGGATGCCTTTCAATGCGCCCGCCGGCCGCTGTACTTCACCGCCGCGCATGACAAAGGCTCGTGGTGCTGGCCGGTCGAAACGCTGCACATCCACGGGGGCCGACTGACGGCTCGTTTACTGAATCCGGAGCAATAACATGCGGTCACGGTTCGTCGCCCCGCTCGAACGGGTCCTCACACTCAGCGATGGCGATACCATCACCGTCCGCCGTCGGCTGACTGCCGGAGATCAGCTGGATATGTTCGGCCGGCTGTACCTGATCGGCAGCAACGGCAACGGCAACGGGCAACGCTTCGCCCTGAATCCGGTGCAGACCGGCTTCGCGCTGGTCGTGGCGTACTTGCTCGACTGGTCGCTGACGGACGACGGCGGTCGGCCGGTCGTCATCCGGGGCGAACCGCTGGCCGTCATCGAAGCCGCCGTCCGCTTGCTCGACCCGGACGACTTCCAGGAAGTGAAGACGGCCATCGAAACGCACGACGCCGAGATGAATGCGGAACGGGCCACGCAAAAAAAAACCCCCAGTGGCGACAACGGATCGAAAGCGACCTCCGCATCGCCATCCGCTGTGGCTGGCGCGTTGACTGGGTCCGTGAGCTAGACCCAGACGACTACCGCGTGCTGATTGAGTTACTGAATGCCGAACAGCCCCGCGACCCTGACGCCGACGACCTGGACGACGGCCCCGCTCCGGATGAGGGGGACGAGTGGCTGAACCACTAACCGGCGTCCTCGGCGCAGACTTCTCCAAGTTCGTCGCGGCCTGTGAATCGTCGGCGGCAGCGATGAAGGGGATGCAGGACTCGTCCGGCCGGATGGAGAACGCCCTCAATAACATGGCGGAATCGACGGACAAAAATGCGCTGTCCGTCCTCAAGCTGGCCGAATCGTACGTGACCGGCGAAGCGGCCATCCGCCTCGCGGAAGCGGCGTTCGAATCCCTCTTCGGCCTCCTGACGAGTTCCGTCGACGCCGCCGCCGAAGCCGAACAAGCGCAACAGAAACTCGTCGCGGCCCTGCAAGCGCAGGGCACGAACATGCCGTCGGTGATTGCCGCGTACGACAGTTACGCCTCGGCGATGGTCCGGACCACGACGTTCAGTGAAGAAGCCACGAAAGCGGCCGAAGGGACGCTCGTCCTCATCGGCGGCGTCATGCCCAAGGACATGAAAGCGGCCCTCGATGCCTCGGCGAATCTGGCCTCGGGCCTTGGCAAAGACCTGCCCGACGCGGCGATGCTGCTGTCGAAGGCGCTAGAAGGCAACACCGGGGCGCTGAGGCGGCAGGGCGTCGTCTTCGACGAAACGAAAGGGCAGGCACTGTCGTTCGGCGATATCGTCGACGGCATCAATGCGAAGTTTTCCGGCCAGTCGGATGCGGCGCTGAACACCTACGCCGGCCGGCTCAAGCAGCTGGGGAACACGTGGGACGAATTCAAGGAGGCCATCGGCCGGGTCATCACCGAGAACGCCACCGTCCTGAAGGCCTTCGACGACGTCTCGAACGCCATCGACCACAACACGGGCGAACTGAAGGACAACCAGACCGCCAGTAACCTCGTCTCTGATGCCGTCATTCTGGCGGTGAAATCCTTCGGGCTGCTGCTGACGACGCTCGACGTCGCCTATGCGACGTTCGCGGGCGGCAAGACGTTGCTCGAAAGTTTCTCAGCCGGCGTGCTGAATCTTGCCGCCGATACGTACGACCTTGCGGCGGCGTGGGATAAATTTCAGCTGCACTTCCAGCTGTGGAACACCGCGCCGCTGACGGCTGACATGCATGCGATGGAAGCGGCCGCGACGTCGCTCCGCGCGAAGATCGTCGACTGGGACGCCAGCGTCGACAAGACGAACGCGTCGTCGATGGCGCTGCACGAAACCATCAGCGGCCTGACCACCAACCTCGACAACATGGTCAAAGGGCTGGAAGCGACGCGCGGGAAGACGGTCGAACATACCGGGGCCATCAAGGAGAACTCCGACGCGTGGGACCGAAACACGGTGTCGCTGGCCGGCGCAAAGGGGGCGAACGAACAAGCCGCCAAAGCCGCCGCCGAATTGAACTCGATGCTGATGACGCAATTCACGTCCCAGTCGCAGCTGTGGGCGTTGCAGGAAAAACAGGTCGCATCACACTTCGGCCTGGACGTCCAGATTCAGATGCTGCAGCAGCTGGCTGCGACGGAACACGTCCATGCGCTGGCGGTCGCCGACGAAGTCACCTCCGAAAAGGACCGGCAGAAAATCTACGAGGAGGATGCCAAGCGGCAGCTGGAAATCGAAACGCAGATTGCGGCGCTGCGGAAACAGCAGAGCGATATCAACATCGCCTCGATGCTGCGGGAACTCGATGCACGAACGAAACTCAACGCCGCCTACGGCCGCGACCTTGCCGGCAACATCGCGGTCGGGACCGATGCGATGGAACGGTACCGCCTGAAGGTCATCGATATCACGACGACGTCGACGACGGCCAGCGAAACGGCCGCGCGGATGGCCTTGGCGGAACACCAGCTGGCGGACGACCTGCTGAAAGACGCCGTCGCGCAGGACACAGCGACGGCGGCGCGTGCGAAAGGCACTGCGGCGACCGACGCGTCGACGGCCGCGACTCAGAAGGCGTCTGCCGCCATCCAGCAGCAGATCGGGGCCATCACCGACCTCAGCACCATCACGAACAAGGTCAACCCGAATCCCGAAACCTTTTCGGGGCTGCAGGGCTTCCGCAGTACGAGTGAACAGGCCA